GGTAGAACGCCGTAACGCCTGCTGCGTGGTAAGGGGTCCATTATTAACCCACGTCGTCAGCTGATAACATCAGGACTTTTTTCTCCCGTCAGAAAACGCGTCACCTGCGTCCCCCACATCCACCGCGCAGCATCGCATCCACACAAAAATATATCATCGTTACCAGCATTTCACAAAGTGCCTCCATATGTATGATTATGGAGACAGACACGATGGCATTTGACAATAACTATGACGACCCCGACGACAGGCGCTTCTATCGCCATCATGTCTTCTTCAACAAGCCTGGCACCCTGGACTGGCTCATCGACCGTGGGGCCGTGTCCCCTGAGGACGACATCATTGCCCATCTGGACGGTGAGACCCCTGAGCATCTGCTTCCACTGCCACCCGTTCCTACCCTGGAGGGTATCTCAGATGAACTGGTCTGGATGTGGCATTGCCGTGAGTCGGGCATGACCTGGGGTGAGGTCGCCCAGAACCTGGGCCTAAAGACCCCTGCCGGTGCGTGGAAGCGTTATCACAAATTGATTGATGCTGAGAGGAAAAAGGCGGGGTTATGTTTAAGGGAACAATCATGAAGACGCCCGCTAGTGGTTTCAATCGACTCAAGAAGCGCCTCCGGGACGCCATCAAGCGTGGTGATGCGGCCCAAATCGTGCAGTCTGTCATGCTCCTGGGCGAGCATGCCAATGAGATTGAGGACTACAAGATGTCGGCTCGAACATTCTTCGAGTTTGCTGACCTCCTCAGGCAACTGAAGAACGACGGTCAGCTATCAGACGGTGGCCAGGCCCAAATCCTGGAGCTGCTTCGCAACGGGACTGATGAGTGAAGTTCTGTCGAATCACACACAGCAGGGGTGATGAGTGAATCACAGCTGGTCAGCTGAACTACGCAAGGAGCTAGGGGACTTTAAGAAGTTCCTCCGGCTCATGCACGTCTTTGACAAGAACGCTGGGAAGAAGGTCCCCTTCCTGCCCACACCTGAGCAGTTGCGCCTGGCTGATATGCTTCAGTCATCGGGTCGCGTCATCATCTTGAAGGCCCGTCAAATCGGTGCCTCCACCATTGTTCGCGCCTACTTCACGTGGAAGGCGCTCATGTCGACTGAGCCCACCCATTCGGGCATCATGTCCCTCAGCCATGAGTCAGCCCAGTACCTCCACAGCCTCGACAAGGGCTTCATTGACTGCCTGCCTTCAGCCTTGGGCCGAAAGCTGGACAGCAGCACTGCCCGCACCATTCGCTTCAAGGACACAGGCGCCCAGCTCCGCTCTTTCACAGCAGGCATGAAGGGCGGTGGCACTCGCTCCTTCGCCCTCACTGACCTCCACCTCAGTGAGTTTGCGCACTACGATGACCAGGACGAGGTCCTGTCCAACGCCGTCTCCACTGTCGGTGAGGGCGGCCAAATCGTCATTGAGACGACAGCCAACGGTCCGGGCAACAAGTACCACCACCTCTGCCTCTCAGACACGGGCGACTGGTCCCTCTTCTTCAGTCCCTGGTACAAGCATCCCGCCTACAGCAAGTCTGCCCGCTTCGGTGACGGCAACGTGGGCCCCATGACAGGGGACGAGCGGAAGCTCATGTCCAAGCTGGGGCTCACTAAGGACCAGCTCTACTGGCGCAGGACCATGATTCACAGCATGGGCCCTGACAAGTTCATGCAGGAGTACCCCTCCACCCCTCAGGAGGCATTCATCGCCACCTCCAAGGCGTGGCTCCAGCCTTCCCACCTGGCTGACATTGAGGTCCGCAAGGGTGCTGGGAAGGAGATATGCCTTGTCCCTCCTGACGAGATGGATGAGGACCCCCTGGTGCTGGGCATTGATGCCGCTAGCGGGACAGGCGGGGACTTCACCGCCGTCACTGCCGTCTCAGTCTCCACCGGTCAGCCTGTCTGGCACTGGCACTGCAACGATGAGTCACCTGGCCGCTTCACCGAGCGGGTCCTGAAGTGGTGTGAGAAGTGGGACATCCGCTCCATTCTTGTGGAGTCCAACGCCCACGGTGCTGTCGTCCTCAGTCGACTCCGTGACCTGGGCATCGATGAGAACATGCTCTGGAAGGACGAGGCTGGGAAGGACTGGACCACCAACAAGTGGACCAAGATTCGTGCCCTAGAAGAGCTGAAGACCAAGCTGGAGGACGGCACCATCACCGTCATGGCTGAGCCGCTCTTCAAGGAACTCCAGCAGTTGGACAACAGCGGTCCCACACCCCGTGCCCCCAAGGGCGGACACGATGACCTGGTGGTGGCCACCGCCCTCGCTTATATCGCCCTCCTCAGTGTCCCAAATATGTCTATGCGGGAAACACGTGAGAGATTAATGGATAACTGGATTAAACAGCAACGCGTTTCCCGCCTCACGAGCGGCGACCGTCTGCCGTGGAAGAGGAGACAATATGCCTAATTACTCACTAAAGCCACAGACCCTGGCAGCCATCGCAAGTCGTCACAAAGAGTGGTGGGACAAGCAGCGTGCTGAACTCTACCGACTGAAGGCCTGCTATGAGACCCGCATCTGGGACGACCGGATGGGCTACGATGACCGCAACTTCACGCCCATGGAGGGCATCAACGTTGAGGTTCCAGTGGGCTATGAGACTGTTGAGTCAATCATGGCCTCCCTCTTCACCCGTCAGCCCGGTGTGGTCATCCGCCCAGGCCTCCAGGGCACAGGTTCCCCTGAGAAGGCTGAGGCTCTCATCAACAACTGGACCCTGCGCAACCGTCGTGTCCTAGAGGACGCAGCACGTCTGGCCCTCATCTATCCCATGTCCTTCGTCAAGCTGGCCCCTCAGGCGAATCCTGACCCAGTCAAGCGTGTGACAGCTGTGGCCGTGCCGCCCTGGGAGGTCATCCTTGACCGTGATGCCTACCGCTGGGAGGACCAGCGCTACTGTGGCCATGTCTACTACCTCCCCCTCCCAGATGCGAAGGAGAAGTTTGGCAACAAGCGCTTTGATGCGGGTGAGCGCCTCGACTACTGGGACAAGGGCCTCCTCAATCCCGACTCCACCTTCAAGGGCACAGCACCGACAAAGGTGGGCGTGGGCACACCCGACATGGATGAGAACGAGGAGGGCTACTTCCACTTCATCAAAGTGGTGGAGCTCTACGACTTCATCAATGACAAGCTCATCTTCTGGTCACCCAACTGGAAGGGCGGTGATGACTTCCTCGATGTGGGTCCTATCCCATTCAGGAAATATGACGGCACCCCTGACAACAACGTCATTCCCATGTACTTCAACCACGTGCCTGACCGCCCCATGGACGGCTACAGCACACTCCGTCGCACCTACGACCAGGCGCTGGAGATGAACATCATCCGCTCCTTCCAGGCGAACGCTGTCCGCAAGGCCTCCCGCCAGTGGATTGTGAAGAAGGGCGCCTTCGATGAGGAGCAGATGGCTCAGCTCATCAGCGGTGTGGATGGTGCCTATGTGGAGGTCGACTCTGACTCCCTCGACGGTGTCATGCGTGCAGTTCCTCACACAAGCACACCTCCTGAGGTTCAGGCCTACTACGAGGCTGTGAAGGCCGACAAGGACCGTGGCTCCATCATGGCACCCTTCACCCGTGGTGAGGCCACTCGCTCCTCAGCCACTGAGATTGCTGCACTGGTCGCCTACACCTCGTCTGAGGTGGGTCGCATGGCCCGTGAGCGCGATGAGATGGTGGAGATGCTGTCCCGTGGCATCCTCAACATGTACCGCGTCTACCTCGGTGAGCAGCCTGTTACACTCCTCGTGAAGGGCAAGTACCTTCGCGTCAGTGGTGCTGACCTCGATGACGACTTCAACATCTACTCTCAGGACAACGCCTCCACTCCAGTCTCCGATGCGGTCAGGAAGTCCGAGCTTCTCGGTGCGTCCAACCTGCTCACGGGCCTAGGCGTTCCACCAGCCGAGCTTCTGAAGGAGTTGGTCCGCACACTCAATCTTCCAGAGAGCTTCCTGCAGGCGCCCACTGCGGCACCTCAGGCACCAACAGGTCCTCTCCCATCAGGTGGACCAGCAGCTGCAGCCGCTCTACAGGGAAGCGGCGCCGGTGGACCTGGCGCCTTGGCAGCTGCCATCCTTGATGCTCAGAGGAAATAATGCCTATCTACGAATTTCGCTGTCAAAACGGTCATAGCCATGACGAGTTGCACAAGTGGCCTGCCCCTGAGGTCGTATGGTGCAACGCATGCAAGAGCAACGCATTCCGCCAAGTGTCCATGCCTCAGAAGACCGCAGGCAAGTGGGGTGACACAGGGGCAAAGTTTATCCCAGCCTTTGGTAAGGAACTAACCACCTCTCAGGCTGCAGCTGAGGCGAAGAAGCGGGGCCTAGTCCACGAGGCCGACCTCCCCAAGCACTTCATCGAGGACAAGCTCGATAAGGAGTGGCAGGACGCTCGTCAGCACGACAAGACGATGGAAAAGTTTAAGGAACTCAAGAAGACGCACGATGGTGATGCGTCAAGAGCGTGGTCCGAGGTCTTCTCGGTCGACGAGATGAAGAAATCAGGCACACTAAAGGAGGATGTCGCCAATGGCTAGAGGTATACCAATGGAGATGGGCGCCAAGGGCGCTCCCATGATGAAGGATGAGAAGGGTATGGACAAGAAGATGTCCGTCGAGGTCGAGATTGAGAAGGGCCCCATGGAGCCTGAGGAAGAGGAACTCATGGGCAAGGCTCAGGAGATGGACGACATGGAGGAGGAGGCCTATGGTGCCGCCGCTCCTCAGGGCGACTTCTCTGTCAGCGGTCTCAACGCGCTGGTTGACGGTCTGAATGCTGTCCTGCCCATGTTCGACATGCCTGACTATGAGCGCTTTAGTGAGGGCATGACCACGCTCCCACCCAAGTTCATGAAGCAGCTGACAATGGTCAATGAGGCTGCAATGGCAGCTGGCCTGGATGACATGGTAGTCGACTTCGCCACCATCACCGATGATAAGTCCCTGAAGATGGCTGCTGGCAAGCTTCGCACTCTCGCCGGCAACACATCCTTTAAGCGCTTCCTCAGGTCCGAGCGTCCTGAGGCACCCACAGCCCCTGCACCTGGTGGTGTTCCAGAGGCTCCCATGGCTGCACCCGCTGCTGCAATGGGCATGTCTGAGGACGACTTGATGATGAGCCGTCTCAGTTAAATCACAGAATGAACCCAGCATAAGTCTGGGACACTTTAAATAGGAGAATGAGTATTACCATGGCTGAAGCAAACGTGAATAACGGCGTGTCACCCGTAACATCCGGCGATGCACCGACTCACACTGTCACCGTTGACCACGGAACCCCAAGTTCTGATGGCTCGACCCCAAACAGTGTGAAGGGTTCGAATCATGAGAGGTTGGAAAAGGCATATGCCCAGGCAACCGGTGGACAGAAGCTGACCAATGAGCCACTCACAGTCGAGCGGTTGGCAGAGGTTCAGGGCATTCCTGAGGGAGAGTTCAAGGGTGTCGACTACAATCGCACCATCAACGAGCTTCCTGAGGATGCGAAGAAGATTCTGGCCAACCTCCGCTCTGACTACACTCGCAAGACCCAGGAGATTTCTCGGCAGCAGAAGGAGCTTGAGGCCCAGCGTCAGGCTCTTCTGGAGTCCGATGCATATCGAAACATCCAGGCTAAGGCCACTGAGGCCCCTGTCGATGCTGACCCTTGGGACCCACAGGCCTTCAATCAGCGCATTGAGCAGGAAGTTGCCAAGCGACTGACTGAGGTCCTGAAGCCTATGCAGCAGGAGTTCGAGGTCCAACAGCGTCGTCAGAAGTTGGACAAGTTTAAGTCGGACAATCCCGACCTGGAGGCCTACAAGACTGAGATTGTTGAGGTCCTCAAGACCAACGACAACCTCAGTCTCGAGCAGGCTTATTACATGGTAAAAGGTCGCAGTCAGACCGAGACCCTTCGCAAGGCTGAGCAGGAGCTCCAGGCTTACAAGACAGCCGCGAAGGACTACGGTCTCAAAGTATCTGTTGGCTCAGTGAATACAGGCCCACTGAAGCCACCAGCTTCCGTCAAGAGAGATGCCTACAGCGTTTATCGTTGGCTTCAGGCAAATCAAAAGGCCTAGACAGGAAAAAATAAAGTGTCTAATAGGAGCAGCCCTCTTCCGAGACAAGCTTCCTCCGAACCCCCGGCAATCCGGACAAGGTAAATGGGCACTTAGTCTAATCAATCAACAATCAATAGGAGATTTGGAAAATGGCTGCAATAAGCAATGACATCCTCAGCTCCACCCTGCGCATCCTCCTGGATGAGGCAGTCGACAACTTGTACCGTTCGACTCCCCTCCTCGACCAGATTCGCGCAGACGGTGGTCTTGAGCTCTACGACGGCGGCTCTCAGCTCGACGTCCCTCTCATCCTTGAGGAGCACTCTTCAATCACTCAGATGAGCTCAGGCTATGAGCCCATCAACCTCGCCGTGCAGGACGCACTCCGTCAGGCCCAGTTCGGTTGGTGTGACTTCATCGCCCCCATCGTTATCACCCAGCGTGAGGAGCTCTCCAACAAGGGCGACCGTGCGGTTCTCAGCATTGCTGAGGCTCGTATGAAGTCCGTGATGGGCACTCTCCGTCGTGAGTGGGAGAAGCAGGCCGTGGCTGGTACCTCTACCATCCTCAGCGACATGCTCACCCTCAATGGTGGCGCAAGCAGCACAGGCTTCCTCGAAGGCCTCGCTGTCACCACGCAGAACAACACCGTTGGTGGTCTCTCGAAGGCTACCTTCCGCGAGCTTGAGAATCAGTTCGTCGATGCGGGTACGACTCTCAGCATTCCTGAGATGAGCAACCTCATGATTAACTGCCAGATTAAGACCCCGGACGGTTCGGCTCCCAACCTCATCCTCGCCTCGCCGCTGTTCTACCAGACCTACAAGGGTCTGCTCTTCAACAACGAGCGCTACGTTGATGAGTCCACCCTCGACGGTGGACGCCTCGCCCTGGCATTCAACACCGCTAAGATGTACGTTGACAGCTTCCTTCCTGCCGTCTCTGACAGCTCGAATGCTCTGTCCGCCTACTTCCTCAACACGAAGTACCTCAAGGTCGGCTTCGACTCCGATGCCAACTTTAAGATGAGTGACTTCGAGACTGTGTCCGGCTACGCTGCTCGCTCTGCGAACATCTACGTCCGCACACAGCTCTACTTCCACCACCTAGCATCACAGGGCGTCCTGGTCAGAGGAGAATCGTAATCATGGCTACCTCACAGAATATTCAGTATCTTGAACCTACTGCTAAGGACGAGTTCGGCGCTACAGTTCAGATTGGCGCAGGCACTTCGGACCGTCGTCAGATTGAAACCTTTATCGCCGGTGCTGCTATCACCGCTGGCGACTGGGTGATGTTTGACACCTCGAAGACCGATGCCAGCCGCGTGCTCACCGTTATCCAGGCAACGTTTGCCGCAACTGGGCAGCCCCTGACGGTTGGTGTCGCTCTCACCGCTGCTACCGCCGCCGGCCAGAAGGTTGACGTCGTCGTGGCAGGTTACGTTGAGAATGCCAACGTTGCCACTGCCGTCACGGTCGGTCAGGCGCTCAGCATCAGCGCCGTCAACGGTCGTGGTTCTGCTGCTGCAGCCACCGCTGTTGCTCCGTTCTGCGGCGTGGCGCTTGAAAATGCTGCCTCCAACCTCGCCGACGTCTGGGTCATCAAGCAGTTCTAAGCTCGAAAGACGGTCAGGCCCGGTAAGGGGCCGTCCTCAGAAATGGGGGCGGCCTCTTTTTTTGCAGGAAAATGAAAGGGTGTTATTAGGAGACTTCATCCTGTGAATCTGAAGCAAATCAAGGACATGATATTCTCCATCACGGACTACAACCCGGATGTCGAGACTTACCAAAATGAGGTGACTCGTATCGTCAACGAGGTGTATGAAGACTTCTTCAGTTCTCGGCCGTGGACATTCTCTCAGAAAGAGATTGACATGTACACGATGCCTGACGTTACTGTCACTGGCGCGGTCATCACATCGACAACACCTGCTGACCCTCAGTCGCATCTCGTTACTAACGTAGGTGCCATTGCCGCTGACCCCCGATACGAGGGCAGCATCCTGCAGGTCACCAATGCGACAGACGCGACTGACCAGGGCGAATACTTCATTGACTCCTGTGACACACTGACGCAAATCTTCGTGTCCAAGAAGGCTATCTACGGCAGCCCAGCCTGGACAACGACCACCAATCCGGTCACCGTTGTCGCAAAGCAACGCTACATCACACTGCCTGATGACTGTGTTGTTCCTCTTGGCGTCTCAGTTCGCGACCCGACGATAACAACTGGACCTGGTCCTTACGGTCCTATCTTTGAGCTCAACCGTCGTGATGACGCTGAGATGGGACTATGGCTTGACAGCACAGGCACACCGAACAGCTGGGTTCCGTACGATAACGTGCCCGGTGGTGAGCTTGATGTTACTGATTTTCCTCCTCTCCCAGGTGACCTTGCGGTCAGTGCTGTTGCTTGCGTTGCTGGCGAGGCGTGGCCGGCTGGACAGTACGAGTTCTTCCTTGCGTACAGATTCAGAGGCCACATCGGTCCAATCGGCGAAGCCGTTAAGTTGACCATTGCTCAGCTACAGAAGCCTCGCTTTGCGACACGTGACACGACTCTTAGCGGAATGGCAGGCCTCCACAAGCACATCTTCTACAAGATTGTCCTAATCACTGCAACGTCTTACACTGATGACCTCATCCGTGACATGAACGCATACAGCATGACAACGACTCCTGTCCCTGTTGCACCTGGAACTGGCGCAATTATTGGTCAGAAGTTCTACATCCCTGATGAGAATATCTCCATCGACACGCCTCCTGACTGGCTCGGCGGTGTGGGCTCAAATGAGCAGAAGCTTCGTTCGGTTCCTCGTGCACCTGACTTCACTGAGGGGACTTACTGGCGCATTCGTCTGCATCCACGCCCCAACTTCTACATGCCTATCAGGATACGCTACATCAGAAAGTGCCACAGCCTTGTTGCTGATACGGACACTCCTGAGATGCCGCCTGACACGCATCGCTACATCGTCTATCGCTCCTGTGAGGAGCTCTTCACGAAGCACAACGCACTTCCTCAGGCCCAACTCTACAAGCAGAAGGCCGATGCTGAAGAAGCACGAATGGCTGCGCAGTGGCTCACACAGCGCGCTGCAAGCTACGTGAAGGGTCCATTCAGGGCGAGTCCTGGTTACTACAAGCCCTTCCGCCGGTTGATTCAGCTACCATGATTACACCCAAGAAGCAAGAGTTCACACCTATCAAAGGTGTTGATGTTCGTGAGCCGCAGCCCGAGGGTGCCTCGTCACAGCTCATCAACGCCGTCTACAACTCAGAGATTCAGTCCTGGTCCAACGACCTTGGATATGAGCGATACTTCCCAAACAGGACTTCATTCACACCTTTTCCCACCGGTCCAGTCAACTCTCTCTACAACTTTGAGCGTCATAATGGTGCTCAGCAGTGGTTGCTATTCGAAAGTGGTGGGACTCTCTACTATGTTATCGGTAATAACACAGGCAATGTTGTCACACTGCGGACAGGTCGCACAGTTCCTGCACCCGGTGAACCTGGCTCCTGGTACAACGTCTTCAGCCGATACGCTGTCATTACCAATGGACTTGACTCACCGCTGAAGTATCGTGGTTACAGTCAGCTTCAGCCACTAGGCTGGGACCGCAAACCTAATCCGCCTACGCCGCAGTCGCTAGCCCCTAATCCTAACAGCAACGCATCAAGGCTGCAGAGCCAACCAGGCACTGTCACACTGACAACAGTCAACAGCGGCCTACGTCCTAACTCATTTGATAATGAGGATATGCAAGGGCTTGGTGACCCAACCGCAGCTGCCTTGAACAAGTACTACTGGAAGGTGACACTCATCAATGAGAACGGCTCTGAGAGTCCTATCTCAGTTCCTTCTACAGCGCTGAGGTGGACAACGACTGCAGACACATTCGGTAATGCCAATGCAATGGTCTGCATGCTTAGCAACCTTCCTATTGGACCAAAGGGAACAGTAGGACGTATCCTCTATAGGACCAAGAACCTAAGTCAGACTGACGACGGTAACTACTACTTTGTGACCTATATCGACAACAACACTCAGACAACTTACTTCGATGAGAAGTCTGACACTGAGTTGGGCTCTCTAGCACCTAATGATGCAGACTCAGTCACATTCCCAGCCCCTCAGTGCAAGTTCTCAGCCACCTTCAAGGGATGCCTCTTTGTCGACGGTGGTCAGGCAGACGGCACTAAACTCTTCTATTCTGAGGCACTTCAACTTGACACCTACAAAGCATCTAGCATCATTGACCTGGGAACCCGAAAAGGTGGAAACATCACCGGACTTTACACCTACTACAATCAGCTCCTCGTCTTCCGAGACTCAGCCATTGACATGGTCCGGGGAGATGCATCTAGCGGGTTCCAACTCGTCCCATTCGCTCAGGGAATTGGCACCAAATCGCCCCACACTATTACGTTTGTCCCGGGACTCGGTGTCCTCTTCCTTGGAAACGACGGAGTCTACGCGATTAGCGGAGGTCTCGACGGTGGCTCAACTCTCAACATTAGCAACATATCTCAGGGCATCGGAACTCTCCTCGAAAAGCGAGCCGTAGACGTTCTTGGTCAGGCCTGTGCTGCCTACAGTCCTAAGTTCAAGGAGTGGCAGTGCTACTTCCCAGCTTTTGGAACTGACAACAAGATAATGGGCATTGTCTACCACGTTGAGGGCGGATACTGGTCACAGCGTCAGGACTTCAAGGTAGGTGCAGTCACCACCGACTTCGATGGCAACGTCATCTTCGGCAACAATGTGGGTCAGGTTGGTGCCCTTGTCGATGAAGTGGCGAACGAGTGGGGCCTGTTCGTTGTCAGTCGACGTCATGCATGCGGCACAGTCTGGGATTCAACAGGTGGTCCGAATCCTACGTTTTCGCTGAAGGACAACAAGCCTTGCGTCTTCACTTGGCGCAGCAAGTGGCATGACTTCGGCTATCCAGGCATCAAGAAGTTTGTCAAGTATGTCTACGTCTATGCAGCAGGTCGAGGCTCCAACAAGGTCTCACTGTCCTACTACAAGGACCACAGCTGGGAGACTGAGACGGTGCACCCTGACCAAGAATGGCAGTGGGATGACAACAAGAACCAGCCCTACTACAACACGGTCATTGACGACTACGCCGCTGTCCTTGGCACTAGCCGCTGGCAGGACAAGGTCATCACACCTATCCGGTTTGACATCAGTAACAAGGCTGTGTCGGACTTCGCCTTCGAGATAAAGACCGATGTGCCTGTTGAGTTCATTGGCTACGCTGTCGAGTACGAAGTCAATGGAACGCAGACAATAGGAGGAAAGCGATAATGTCCTACAAGTTTGATGCTGGCTACGTTGAGAACCTTGACATTGTCGATGGTCGCCAGTTCGACAACACGCTTAACAACCTTGTGGGTGCTGTCAACGGTGGCCTTGATAGAGAGAACTTGCCGTCCGGCTGCGTTCAGCCTACACAGATTTTAAGTCAGAACGTTGCCAAGTGCAATGTGAATCGTCTTAACTATGAGACGGCAACTGTTGCTGCTACCGGTGCATCATACTGGAATGCATTCGGTTTCTCACCACGCGGCAACAACCTATGTGGCCTCCTCTATTCAGCCATGCAGGGCGGTCAGACCAACGTGACGGCAGCGACCAGCAACATTGACTGCGAGGAGGGCATGCTTCAGGTAACATGGAAGTGTGCTCAGTGGATTAACTCCCACCTCACAAACTTCAATGCAGGTGGTGGTTCTCCTGCCTCAGTATACTCACTGAAGGCTGTCTACTGGCAGATAAAGGTTGACGGCACAGTGGTCTGCAACTCTCGCAATTACTACATGAACTGGTCAAATGTTAAGCTGGAGTGTGCTGTCCCAGTCAGCAAGGGCAACCATGAGGTGCGTGTTGAGTTTAACTTTGCCAATGCGACTGACCGAGACTTCTCAGTCATCTACGATAACACTCCAGTTTTTCACTGGTGGGGCGGAACAATCTTCACAACTAACAGGTTCAGGTAATGTCAAGAGCAAATATCACAAACTTCTATCCTGACAATCCTGTCATCGATGCCACACCACTGAATGCCCAATACTCTTCAGTGGCAACTGCAACTGGCCTCATCAATCAGGAGAATGTCCGATTTGAAGGCATTGACACACGTCAGATTGCGACGAGTCCTATCGTTGTCTTTTCTAAACAGTTCAGCAACGGCTACAAGCTGACTGTTCCTGCCACACCGGCAGCAGGTGCACTATACCTGGCAAAGTCCAACCCAGCATGGCCTTACGGTGGCAACGTCTCTGAGATTCCTATCAATCATGACACTACAGGTACGAAGAACACTACTATCGGTTTTGGCACCAAGTACAATCTGAATGTAGGCATCGGTGTGCCAGTCCAGATAGGCGATGTCATTCGCATTGACCTTGATGTCCAGGCATGGAGCATTCAAGAGCAGATTGCCGGTGTGACTGATAGTCCTTTTGGAACAGTTGCAGCAGCATCCCGTGCGCAGCTTGTCAATGGTGTAGGTGGTCAGGCGGTCCTCTTTGGTGGCAACCACGGCAGTGGAATGGGTGAGTGGTGCTCGCTCATCTATCCAAAGGTCAACATCACAAGCGGTGTAGGAACTGATGCGGACTACGTTCCTCTCAGCACAGCGTTTACCATTGCAGGTGCTCCTAACTTTGGCAACCTGGTAGGCAACGCAGCCGGAGCGAATCCTCCTGGCGGCAGCTTCTTTGACCTTCAGAACGACTTTGACAACGTGCTTGTGCTACCTATCCACCACATGTCGCCTGCTAATAACATTGCACGCAAGTCCTTTATGCCCTACTACGAGGGTCACCTCAACACAACGTACGCAGATGACAACTTTGACATGCCTCCCCTTCGTGAGGCAACGTCCATCATCTTTATTGCAAATGCAAACGTAACGCTCTACTCCATTCAGCTCTTCTACAGCGGCATCTGGCGAATGGCTGCTAGCGGCAACACTCCTCTCCTCTACCTTGAAGGTCAAGACTGTGACCCAGCACTGGGTGGTCAACACTTTGGTGTCAGCACAGGCGTCTTCCTCGAGGAGTGCAGATGGGGACTTCAAATTCTCAGGAGAGTATAAATGGCCTACGTCCCACCGAACGTCTTTACCAACGGTACAGCACTTGATGCCACGCTTGTTCAGGCCAACAATGATACGATGAAGAGGTATGTTGATGGTGGAGCCGTTGTAGGTGACGTGTCCACAGCAACATGGATTCGTGCGCCTCACATCATGCGTGGCACGTACATTCCACTTCAGAACCTCCATGAGTTCACAACAGGTGTTGTTCGCGGTGCCACATTTGAAGAGAACGATGTCACTGTATCTGCCGACCGGTTCAGAACACCGTATCCTGCATTCTTAGGTTCCAATGCCAACTTTGTTGTTGAGTTCACAAATGAGAGCGGCACCTGGGACCAGCGCATTGGATGGCAGGTCTTTCCAAAGCACATACCAGTCGATACAACGCCTACAACGACAGTTGGTCAGCTGACACAGACGACCGTTGGTTCTGAGTACAAGACTCACACGTGTCAAGAGAACGATGCCGGCAACTACAGGAATACAGTTGCCACATTCGAGCAAGGCATTCCAGGCATATATCGTAGGCGTGCAGTTCAAAACTGGGAATACGTCGATTTGCTAGGTGCAACTGTAGGTCAAAAAGTCGTGAAGCAGTGGTTCATCGGGACCAATAACATTGTCAATGACTTTGCAGACTTCGGCTACGTGCTAGAAGTTTACTACAAGTAAGGAAAACAGGAGGATATTCATAGATGGACCCATTTACCTTAATGGCAATTACGAAGGGCGTCCAGTCCGTAGGACAGGGCGTCACTGACTATGCTGCTGCCGAGCAGGCATTTGGCAAGTCACAGGAGCAACGTCTCCGTGAACTCCAGCGCCGTGAGGAACTGGGGACACTGGGCTTTACGGGTGAGGAGCAGAACCGCATTATGCGTGACCTGCTCAACCCCATTCAGGCCCGTGAAGCACAACGTGCTCTAGAGACTCGTCAGATTCTGGGTGCAGGTGACCTGGGTGCAGCACAGTCTGCCATCGCAGGCATGATTCAGGCTGACAAGGGTGAGGCGGCTCGTGCTGCGGCATCTGAGACATTCCTTCAGGAGCAGATGTCTGAGAAGCGCCGCCAGGAAGGAGAACTTCGTGACCTGCAGAAGGCACAGGATGCTGAGAAGGCAGCCAAGACACAGGCAGTCCTCAGTGCTCTCACTCTCGGTATTGCAGGTCAAGCTGAGACCGCACAGCGTCGTGCAGCCTACAACGAGATGCTCTACGGTCAGGCTTCTGCTGATGCAACAAGTGCTGGTAAGCCTCCACTAACGAATGAACAATTGGAAAGAGCAAATGAGCTGATGGGCTTTGTCCCAGGAGGAAGCTAATTATGGGAAGCCAGGCTGAATACTGGACAGACATCTATGCAACTACACATGAGCAGCGTCTAGCTGAGTCAATGGCTGCTGCACGTGCTGAGTTGAAAGATAGATATGGTCTTGAAGCTGAATACCTCAAGTGGTTGCAAGACAAGTCTAAGATGCTCGAGCAGGAGCGCACAAAAGTCCAGCAATCTCTGGATGAATACTCACGAGCACGCGGTGGTAAAGCTGGTGGAGAAGGTAGTGATGATACAGCTGCTCTTCTATCAGTTATTCAACAGGCTGGTGCAACAATTGGTCGTGAAGCTGGTGAGGCTGCTCAGAGAAAGCTCGAGGCTGAGGCTGCTGTTGAAAGCCGATACCGTCTAACCGGTGAGCAGAGTAACGCAATTGGTAAAGCTGGTGATTACTTTGGCAAAGTTGATATGACAACTGCCACAACATCACCAGATGTTCAGCGTATCATTGATGCTGCAATTAATGAGATTGGTCCAGGAACTTTCGCATCAGGCACAGATGCATCTAAGACTGGAACTGCAGAACTAGTCTCTCGTATTGACCGTGCATTGTCTAGAAATCAAGTCTATTTAAGCGACCCAAGTCTTAAGCAGTATGTTGTTGACAAAGCAACACAGAAACTTGGAACAACTACAGCTTATGCTGTTCGTTCAGGAGTTGATGCTGATAAAAAGGCAGCAATCTCCTCAGCTCAAAAGACTGTCGGTGTTGTTGCAACGAAAGAATCATCAGATGCTGCAAAACTCGCAAAAGATGCACTTAAGAATAAACTCGGCGGTGCAAATGCACCTGAAGTGGATGCTGTTGCAGAATGGGTAAGCTCACCAGCTGGTGCAGCATACATGTCAGAACTGCAGAAGACTGGTGACTATGATAAAGCACTGATTGCTGCGGCTGGTATCCTACAGATTCCAAATGCTGCCGAACTTGCTGCTGGTCAACTTGAGCAACTGGTGTTCAATGCAAAAGTCGCACCAACAGCTGATGAAGCAAAAGCAGGAAAGACTGCAGCAGACCGCGATGTTCGAGCAATCTTGAAGGATGCCAATGCTTCCTTTGATATTGTAAAGTTCTTTGACCCAGGATTTATCGACCTCTACGGTCGTTCAAAGTCTCTTGAAAAAGATGCATCGGAGACTTTCGGTAAGGTATCAACTCAGTGGGATACTCTTAGAGAGACATTGCCGACTGAAGAAGCTGCACGTCGCAGAGGAACAGAGATTTATGAGCCAATCTCACCAGGAGTTGGTGCTCGTCGGCGTGAAGCAGCAGTTCGTGAGGAAGAAGCAAGGATGCGTGACAAGATGCGTCCATCTACTGGTGCTGGAACTGTTGACGACTTCCTTGCCTCCAGGCTAACAACGCCATCCATTCCTGAAGAGCAGCGAGTTCTTGCTGGTGCATCAGCTGCAGCTGTTAGGTTTGGTGCGAAGTCTGGTTCTGGTTCTTCTGACGACCTGGGTTACAGGATGTATAGTAATGTCAGAGAACGTCAGCTTCGTGACACAACTCCAAAAGCTCTTGTCCAGCATGCTGCTGACCTTGCAGGTGGTGATGCAAAGAAACGTGACGAGATTCTTCAAGGCTACTATCAGTACGCTCTTGGTGAGAAACAAGGTCTTGAAGCACGTAAGCGTGAAACACGTATTGAAGAAACTGAAGCACCAGCTCCACTCCTTAATCCAAGCGATGTCAAAGACAATACAAAGTTTAGAGACATTAGCGGTATAACTTCTGAAGACACAAACTTCTAAGGAAACAAATGCCAGCACCTAAAGTTCCTGCAGGACTCCCAGCTGATAGAGTCCAAACTTACAATGACCTGTATGATTTGCTTGGACAACAAGCTGCAGATGACTTTGCCGTAGGCTTTGGAGCTAAACCTGTTGCACCTGCACCTGCACCTGCTCCAACTACTACGCCAACTCCAACTACTACACCTGCTCCAGCACCTGTCACACTAAATCTGCAACGAGGACCTGACGGCAGAATTGTAAACATGCCAGTTGGCACAACACCTCCACCTGTTGACATGCCTGAGGTACGTACACAGCTTCAGGACCGTCCAGGTATTCCTGCACTTCGAATGACGCAGGATGAGTTGACCGAGTCTGCAATCAAGGCTCGCACAATTGTCCTTCAGCGCAGTGGTCTTGATTATGAAACGGCACGCAAGCAGGCTGAAGAAGCAATTGCTGCCGCACGTAATGCACCTCGTACTGTGGAGTTTAGGCCAACTCCTGCAAAGCCTGCTGGTTACTCAGAGCTTGCAGTTCGTGGTGAGGAGATGCTTCCCAAGCTTAGTGCAGGTGAGGCAACTATTGAGGCAATCAAGCCGCAAGTCCTTGAGACAGAGTCACAGGCCGAAGGCCGTCGCCGCTTTGAGGAACAGCAGAGAGCAGCAAAGGCTGAGATTGAGCGAATTGCTCGTACAACTGGCAGGATGAAAAAGGTTCCTGCTCCTACTATTAAAGACCCAAAAGCCGAAAAAGAAGTTCCTGACCTCGATGCAATTATTCCAGGTCTTGAGGCTGCTAACTTACAGAAAGCTAATGCTATTTTGGCTCAACAGTATCCAGATGGTAAAGTTCCTGGTCCTGGTGGTTATGCTAAGGCTCAGCAAGAAATACTGGCTGCACTTAATGCGCCTCTGTATGCTGCAGTTGATGATTACAAGCCTGCGCGTTCATTGGACGTGGGTGAGGGAATTAGTAATGTTGCGATGGATGCGCTTCGTGGTCTCACACAGGAAGAGAAGCAGGGCAGGCTCGTTGAGACAAGAGGCGCTGCAGCTCTTCGTAATATTGGCGGTCTAACACGATACGGCATCAAAGGACTCGAGAACGTTATTGTTGAGCCAGTTGTCAAGGGAATAGTTGCGGGCATGGACCCGTCAGTAACCTACGGTGACCTCACAAGGCTTGAGGAAGAAGCTATTGAAGGTGGCGGTGGCGTCAGCAGATTCGAGGGGGCAGGTGTCAAGTACGAGAAGGGCTTCGAGACAAGAAATAAGCTAGAGACTGGAAGTTACCTAAAGGATGTTGCCTACGAGGTTGCCACTGGTCGTTCAGCAATCGATGACTGGTATGATGCTGGTGCACCAGTTGCAGTAGCAACAGTGCTTGGTGTTATCACAGAAATTGGTCTGCCTGCCTCACCTATTGGCTATGTAACCGATGTTGCAACACCTGCGCTGCGGTTGGTCTCTAAGGTTCCCTATGCTGGTGCTCCGCTTAGAGCAGCCGGTCGTGTCCTTGATGTTGTAGGTGACCTTCCTGAGGCGATTCGTCTAAATCGATTTATCAAGGACCAGATTAAGAATGCTCCTGACCTTGCAAAAGCACTAGATAATCCGGGATTTATGAAGACATGGAGTAATGTCTCTGATGCTCGTGTCAACCTGGCTATCAAGGTAGCTGATGATGCATCTGATATTGCAGCAGTCACCAAACTTGTGCGTGCTGGAGATAGTGCTAAGATTGGTGCTCGCATTGCTAATGTCATTGAGGGTGCTGTTGATGGAACAAGTACTATTAATAAGATTGGTGCAAAACTATGGGATGACTTTGTAGGCACAGGCACAATGTCTGAGGGTGAATTTATTGCAGCACTTCGTGACCCTAAAGCAATAGGTCTTGAAAACGATATCCTCAGAGTTTCAAAGGAAATTAACTCTGCCAATGTCCAAAAGTTGACATCATCTACCGCATCAGATATTGCTCGTAACTCTTATGCAATTGCTATGAAGTCAGTCGATGACTTTGCATCTCCTCGTGATGCAGTTGTTAGAGCAACTCTGGCTGAGACACTGGAGAAGGTTCCTAACTCCAAGTACATGTTCATCACTCCTCGCCTGATGGTGACCAAGGAGCTGGCAAACAGCAAGCCATTCCAAAAGGAGATTGCTTCCGCTGTCCGTGCTCTACCCCCTGACTCATCCATCGATGACGTCATGCGTCAGGTCGAGAAGACAATCAAGGAGAAGTTTAAGGGAACTAATATTGCTGAACCTGCAGCCATGACTCCACCAACAGCTGAAGGTCTGCTTCCTACTGCACCTCGTGGTGGACTTGAGCGTATTGCAACTCCTGCAGCTCGTCGTATGACAGTTACTGAGGGACTTCAGGACCTTAGAGATACACTTAGGGCGCTTAGACCATCAGATAAAAAGCTTGTAAGTGAAGCATTTGCAGGTAGCACATTTATTGATGGCACACAAAAGACACTCGATACTGCACTTAATGCACGTATTCCAGTTCAGATGCGCGACTTCCTTGTCGCAACAAAGTCTGAGATTGAAGCTCTCGGTGTTGCTAAGACACGAATTGTAGGTGGAAAGATTGAGGGCACACTTATCGATGCACTTCGCCTGCAGGGTGACAATGCGCTAGATGCTTACCTCACCGCCAGAATCGAAGCTGACCTTGGTGACATGACAACTCTTCGTGCTTCAAGAGTGAAAGGTGCAGTTGGTTCGAAAGCATTCTCAGCACTTGATACTAGTAGGTCAGATGCTATTGAGACCATTGTCTATAACTTTTTTGGTGACAGTGTTGATGTACTGACAGACCCTAGCGTGGCAAAGATAATCTCAACTGCAGCAAAGAATGCATCTGAAAATGCAACATCAGCATTGGATGCTGTAATTGAAGCTATTGCAACAACACGTGCTAACATTCCAGAACTTGCAACTGCAGGTCGTCGAGGTGCTGCGGCTGTAGATGTTAAGATGATTGGGTTGAAACCTTCAGTATCACTTCGTGATGATGTGGCATCGGCTGTGCTTGATTACATTATTACTCAGGAAGCAAAGGTTATCTTTACTGAGAACTTCTTCAAGAACTACCCAGAACTTCAGTTTAATCCATCTCAGTTTACTAACAATGCAAAAGCTGCAATTTTCAATCAGCTTGATGCCAGTGCGGCAACGGGTGCGGTGGATGCTGCCAAGGTTCAACAGGCAAAAGACATCATCAATGCGCACCTTAGTGTTGACATCAATGCACAGCAACTTGCTAAGGATGCCGTTGTTAACTGTAGCCAGATGATTGTTGATGGTTCTCTTGACTTTTCAAGAGGAACAGTCTTTAGCAGGACAGGACCTGAAGCAACAAAACTACTTATTGACTTGAATGCATTAGGTGAACCACTCATTGTTAATGCAGCAATTAGAGGAATGACAGCTACTATTAAGCCACATGCTGAGGCGGTGACTTCATTCCTGATGCAGAACAAGATTTTGCGTCCAATCACCGAGAACGATATTGTGACATTCCTGGCAAAGGATGTCTATGCTCCTATACCTCAGTCACAGAAGACGCTTATCGAATCTCTTATTGGTCCTATTGATAAACTTCGTTCTGGTAAGTCAGTTATTGCCGATAACCTTGGTGCTATCTACAGGAATCCAGCTTCCGGTCTTGGAGTTTCTGTTACCCAGGCTGCAAAGTCTTTTATGGATACAGTCCGTGGTCTATCAGTTCCTGGCTTGACTGCTGGTGTTCCTCTACCAAATGCCAAGTTCTTCTCACTGAACTACTTCGGTGCACCACTTATCATGTCTATCACATCACCTGGTCTTGCTGCAAAGACAATGCTTGGTGAACTCAGTCGTATTATTCCTATCCGCTCATGGCAGGAAGCAAACCTCTCGTTCACCAGGCAGATGGCAAAGACAGCACCCAATGATGTTGCTTTCGTGTCAACCACTGGCATCCCATACACATACGGTCAGCTCAACAAGTTCATGGATGAGAACTACTTCGGTATGACTCAGGAGACATTCGCATTCGCTAACAAGTTTGGTGAGGATGTCAGGATTGAACTAGGCCTGAACCATGCAGGAACGCCAGCAAGTGGACTTGATAAGAGCCGTGATGCTGTCCTCCGCTACATGAACGTAGCAGGCACAAACTACTACACCAGAGTTGCTTCATCGGTTGACACCGGTTGGCGTCAGCAAACATTCCTTGCAGCACTGAAGAATGGTGAGACCGTTGAGAGTGCACGACGTGTTGCTGCCAACGCAGTCCTTGACTACGGAAGAATACCAGCTGATATTCGAACAATGGCACGTCGTTACATGACATTCTTCAGTTGGTTCGCAGTTAGCAATGCTGAGGTGTTCTCAGCTCTATTGAGACCTGCTGCGGCAGCAAACATTGCAAAAGGCATCAGGGCACAGAGAGACCTGCACCGCGGATTCGGTGAGTGGACATACAGTGATGATGACTTCAAGAAGAGAATGTTTAGCGTCAGCATTGGAAACTACGATGACCTTCCTGCCTACTACGTGGGTCCTGAAAATCCTGTTGTTGGACCACTCATTGACCAGGTATCAATCACACTTGGACTTGCTGCAATAGCATCTGGTGATGAAACACTTGCTGGTGGATTTGAATCATTAAGCAGTGCAATTGTTGAGAAGTCATTCACACCATTCCTTGGTTACTTATCTGACATAGGTGCACTAGGTGAGTCGGGAGCAACTGGTAAGGTTGTGCCGGCCAGACAGATTGCATTCCATCGTGCAATGGGTGATGCACACTTCGGTGACTGGATGAGGGATAACAACATCACCACAGTTACAACTGACGAGAGGCGTGTTGGTGAGCCAACATTCTACGGTCAGCAGTACATGTATGCTGATGAGGATGCACGCAAGAAGGCAGCATTCATGGACTTCATGCTTGTCATGTCAGGTATGGGACGTGCACTAAACGACTACTCTCAGATGGGTCTTATCCTTGCTCCTCCTCCAGGCACAGAGCTGAAGAGGTTTGATAACACAGGTCTTGGTGTCCTTCAGTACTTTGCCGCTGGCAACCTATCGAAGGGAACTAATGAGCACGAGGCTGTGCGGTCTGCAATCATTAGCACCAACGCAGAACTCAGGAAAATGTCGGAGAATTAATAGGATGCCAAAGAAGACGCCAGTTTTGAACAAGCCTCGTCCCCTCAAGAAGGGTGAGGCCGGCTATGGCAAGAAGCGTAAGGTTGTCTACGTCAAGAACCCAGCCACTGGGAAGGTGAAGACAATCAAGTTCGGTGATGCCAAGTTGGGCATGAAGAAGGGCATTCCTGCCCGCAAGAAGAGCTACTGCGCACGTAGCAGCGGACAGAAGAACACCAAGAATAAGCTTTCGGCCAACTACTGGGCGCGAAAAGATTGGGGGTGCTAATGCCCGCAATCACTCCGGACATTGAGTCCACAACACAACCAATCAAAGGGAGAAGGACAATGAAGAAGTCGAAGATGTCGTCCAAGGACGGATTCAAGAAGTTTGCGCCAGCCAAGAACGCAGGCTCCGCCAAGTATCGCAAGCAAGTCATCAAGGGCCCAGTCAAGGCCAAACTGAAGGGTGGCGGTGCCAAGTACGGTGGTGCATAATGGCCATCAAGAAGACTTCGAAGGGTTTCTACGCCACTTCGTCCCGTGGACGTAAGCTCAGCAAGAAGCCCAAGACCAAGAAGGCTGCCATGAAGCAGCTTGCTGCCGTTGAAATCAGCAAGATGAAGCGTGGCAAGAAGTGAAGAAGAAGCCGCTCCCAAAGGGATACAAAGCCCCGCCAGGTTCAGCCCGTGCCAAGAAGTTAGCGCAGGCCTCGAAGCTGTACAAGAGCGGCAGAAAGCAGGCTGCTTTCAAGCTTCGTGATGCAATGGAGAGGAAGGTGAGACGTGGCAGCAAAAAGAAAGGTTAACTACAGTGGGATGGCAAAGAAGTACAAGACTACTCCGACTAAGGTCAGAAAGGTCTATGCGAAGGGACTTGCAGCATATGCATCGTCCGGAAGTCGTCCCGGTGTCACGGCTCACCAGTGGGCAGCAGCCCGAGTCCGAAGTGCCTTTACCGGTGGCCCCGCCGCTAAGGTTGATAGAGCAATCATCAAGGGCAAGACAAAGAAGAAGTAACCATCTGTAGGAGGAGAAGACGATGGCAGCAGTCGGTAAATACATTCATAGTTCGAGGCATACAGGCCTCACAATCGCGTTGACCAATGCCTATGTGGCAGGCGCTCAACGTCACAATGCGCCGCTCTGGGAGGGGAATGATGGAACTAAGACCGCAGCATCTCCTGTCCGTGCACGCCTCAGTGCCATCTACGTCCAGGTGGACACCATCGCAGCTGGTGCTACCACACTGACGATTCGTGCAACGAGCGATGCGGCAGGTCAGCTCATCATTGTGCCTGACACGACAGCCACCATCAGCACTGGCATCACAACTGCCACGGCAGGCGGTGTTGTCCTGAAGATTGATGTTGACTACAAGGCATCTGACAGCAACTTCTACGTCCACTTCAAGACGAATGCTGGCACGTGCAACGTTAAAGTCCTAGAAGTGGCGTGGGAGGAATAACATGGCTGGAAATGGCGTAGACGTATTTAGCGTTGACAACGCATTTAGTGGCGGCGGCGGTAGCGGCTTCTCTACTAGCTACGGTGACGGCCTCTTCGGTGACGGTGTCACTGGCACTGCCACAATTACTGGCACCACCACACTGTCATCTGAGGCTTACTACAACAACCTCACCATCAGCAGCACAGGCATCCTAAAGCCAGCCGGCTTCCGCATCTTTGTGAAGGGCACACTCACGGTCGACAGCGGCGGCACCATCAATGACGATGGAAATCCTGGAAGCGGCATCACAGGTGGCGCCGCACTCGGGGCTCGTCAAACACTTAATGCTGCAAGTGGCGTCGGTGGAAACGGTAGCAGCGGCGGCAACGGAAGCGTAGGAGGTGGTGCAACTAACTCCTCACTGAACGATACAGGTGTCGCTCCTACAGGTGGTAAAGGCGGAGACGGTGCCCCTAACACCGGCGGAAATGGCGGTTCAGCTGGTCAGCCTGCACAAGCTCAACGCTGGCAAGGCACGGCCTGGCAACAGCAAGGTCGCTTCAGCAACGGCACTGCCACAGGGCAGTTCAACGGTGGCTCCGGTGGTGGCGGCGGTGCCTCCTCAGCAGCGACATGCACAGGTGGCGGCGGCGGAAGCGGTGGCGGCTCGGTGTGGATTGCTGCAAAGAACGTGATTAACAACGGCCGCATCTCAGCCAATGGCGGCAACGGTGCGAACGGCTTCGGTGGAGCTGGTAATGCAGGTGGTGGAGGCGGCGGTGGAGGCGGAAACGTCTGCGTCGGCACTCTGTCATACACAGGAAGTGGCCTTCTTCAGGCTCTCGGTGGGCTGGGCGGAACGGCACTCGCTTCAGGCGTTGCTGGTAACAACGGCAATGCCGGAAGCACAACTGTGGTGGTGCTGTCATGACAACGCAGAAGTGGCTCATCTTCGAGGCTGACGCAACTGCGTCCTACATCAGCTGGCACCTGGCCCGCAATCCTGATGTTGTGGGATACTTTAGCGGCTGTCCTCCCTTCCTTCAGGCAGAAGCTGAGGCGGAGGGCTGGACCTACAAGCCGCCCCACATCTGGATACAGGAGATACCCCAGTAATGGAACAGTTCATCTCACTAATCCAAGGTCCAGCTGCTGCAACTGTCCTGATGGCAGCCATCCTGGGCACTGCTTACAAGTTCGTCATCAACTACGTCATCCCACGCATCGATGCCTCTCTGAAGGAGAGCAACGACCGCTACAAGGAGATGATTGCTGAGCACAGAGCTGAC